GACGAGGGCACGGTGTTCCGCCAGATCGTCGACTTCCGGATCACGCACTCCCCCGCCTGATCTCCGCACCAGTTTCGGCCAGCACGTCCTTCGTCCGGGGGGAGGCTGGCGCTCGTCTTCCTCCCGGCTCACGATGAAAGGGCTCGATCATGGGCAAGAAGAGAATCGGTTCCGGCTACGTCCTGGGGTACTCGACGTCGGGCACCAATGCGGGCCCGTGGACTGCGCTGGTCAACGCGAAGATGGTCGCGCCGATCGCGCAGCGGAAGCCTGAGGTCGATGCAACGCCTCTTTCCGCGACCG